CGGTGCGCAAGCAGCTGCTCGCCCTGATCAAGAAGAGTGAGCTGAAACAGACGTCGACGGAGGTTGAACTACCGACGGACAATGCGCGCGCGTTGATCAAGAACTTCAAGAAGTCGAATCTGGCTGATGCCGCCTGCCTGAGGACAACGATGGCCACACTGAAGCAGGATCTCGACGGCGCAACAGCGCGCGCCAATGCCTGGGCCAAGGGCGATGTGGATGAGATGCGCAAGCTGAACTACGCCGAACGCGAGGAGGCGTGTTTCGGCGCGCTGATGAACAGCGCCGCGCTTGATACGGAGCCTGAATGGAAGAACGTGAAGGCGCGTGCGAATGCCAAGTGGATTGCATCGGCCGAGAAGGCGCTGGATACCAATGCATCGACCTTTGCGCTGTTGTCGATGGACGATATTTTTGATCCGAAAGGTGTGATTGCGGCGATGGTGGCGAAGGGGTATGAAGTCGAGTCGCCCGAGTGATGTGATGCTGCGCGCATGGCTAGCGAGCAGCATGCACGCACTTCGCTTGGGAATTTGTCAAACCTTCGCAAACGCGCGTAGAATGCTGGCAACGCGGGTGTAGCTCAATGGTAGAGCAGAAGCTTCCCAAGCTTACGACGAGGGTTCGATTCCCTTCACCCGCTCCAGTGAGAAGTAGCAGAATTTTCGCTCTCGATCGCTCCACAAAATCTCATCCGCTCCACAAAACCAAGGTAGTCAACCGCCGAAAGTGTCCCGGCTGCCCATACGTGTTGACTGCAAGCTCGGGTGCCAAAGCTCGGTCCAAGGCTTAGTGTTCCTCATCTGTATAGGTTGCAACGTCAGCTTGCATATTTTCAACATGATGGGGAGGACTAACAAAGACATGGCATAATGCGGTTGCTGTGACGTCTACAAATGGAAACATCGATCACTTCCAGCTCTGTTCAACAGGACCGACTTCTACGATGACTTCAACGACTCACTTGACTCTGCCGCATGCTGAGCCGACACGGTTTGCCAAAAATTTCTTGCGCCAAGCTGTCTGCGAACTTCGCTTTCCTACGCTCTTCGAACTAGAAGGCGAGCGTCCTCCGTCTTCCTTTGCGAAGGCGCTGAGGAAGGACTATCCGCTCTACCAAGCGAACGATGACTTGAGCGTTGGCGTCAATGGGGTGGATAAGGCGCATCTTCACGTGTTTGCTTCACTGAGGCCTGGCTGGAATGTAACCCTACGTGCTGCGTCTGTTACGCTAGAGACTACTAAGTACGACTCGTTCGAGAATTTCCAGAAGCGACTTGCATTGGTGGTTCGAGCTGCGGCCGAAGTGATCGACAGCGAATATTTCACACGCATCGGACTGCGTTACATCAACGTCATTCCTGTTGGTTCGGATAGAGTAAGCGAGTGGTTGAACCCTGAACTAGTAGGGCTGCACTCAAGCGAAATTTTCGGGGGTGCGGTAGAATTTTCCGGACGAATTGCTGGCCCAGCCGAGTTAGGCGGCTATCTGCTTAATCACGGACTTGCAGGCGAAGTGTCCGCTCGGCGCAAGGAATACGTCATCGACATGGATTTTTTTGCGCAGGATGTCGAGGTCGGCGACGCAGCATCAGTCATCGATACTCTTCACAAGCAAGAGTTTGAGCTATTCAGTTGGACACTTGGTGCCAAAGCTCGCGAGTACTTGGCAGCACCCCAAAATACAAATAGGAGGTAGGCATGGACTTTCAGCTTGATGTAACGCCGGTCACTGAACCTACTTATTTTCACTCCTATTCTGACAAAGGGCGTCCTCCAGACGCCCAGCATTACACGGGTATCGCGTCCTTACCAGAGCGCCGCAAGCAAGTTGCAGTGAGCCCAACCGACGCGGTCATCTTGAAGCCGCGTGAGATTGCTCGTCATGACGGTTCAACGCAAACCGGCTCACAAAGATTGCAGCCAGTAGCCTCCGGAGCAAAGCCTCAACACCAAACCGGGGCATCCCAACTGGTTGCAGCGCGCGAAACAAGATTAGCTTTGCTTGCCAAAAAATACGAAGGCGAACCTACGCGTGAGGATTCCGCTAGGTTAGCTTTGGTAACGGAGCGGATTCGTCGTCTGCAGCCGCGTGTAACGAAGCGCGACGTTGAAATTCTTACGCAGGTAGTTGAGCAAGTTGAGCACGTTACGGACAGCCTCGCACAAATGAGGCAGCGTCTCGGGATAGCATGAACCCGTTTTCATACCCGAAAACAAAGTTAGCGCGATCTCAAACACCCCCAGCCTACGCTACTTACAAACGATATAAACCGTTTCTTCGAATCGAATTCGATCGACAATGTGTCTACTGTCGCATGCCAGACACGACGAGGGAAAACTATTTCGGGGCCGATCACTACAGGCCTAAGTCACTTTTTCCAAGCCTAAGTGCTGAATATTCGAACCTGTACTATTGTTGCAATCAATGCAATGCTAGGAAGGGCGACTATTGGGAGCCCCACAGTCGATCCAATCGGTTCGTCCCCAACCCCTGTGACCATGTGATGTGGAACCACCTTAGGTTCCGAGGTGGTACTGTCGAAGCCCGCACCGACACTGGCCGATTCGCAGCTGAGCTTTTGGATTTGAACGACCCATCAGTAGTTCAGCAGCGGGAAGGAACAATTCACTTAATTGACCTCTGTCTAAACTCGATCAGGGAAAGTGAGCTGATGCTTGCCGAGATTGAGAAGCTTTTTCAGCAAGGTACAATCCCGCAAAAAGTTCGCGATGCGGAAACGGCTAACGCAAACGAGTTGATCAGAAAGAGCCGCGCATCTTTGGGCCAGCTTATTCCCTGAACAATTTGCAAGTCTGTGGGCCTGTTGCTATTTCGTCGGCGTTACTATCTTCCCTCTTCGCAAATAGTGACGCTGCGTCGTTTTAACACTGTCATGGCCCAACAGGTCGCGTGCAGCTTCCTCGCCCCGTCCATCCGCAGTGTCGTCCGCAGCCTTTGCGCGAAGGTCATAGAAACGAAATTCTTTAATCGCCTTGGCCAACCCTGGAGTCTTCGCCGTAGCGGCCGTCCTGGCCTTGTCGAACTGTGACCGCAGCGTTGGGGCCGTAAGCCGCTTCCCATGTTCGTTAACCAGAAGGGCAGCAGTCACAACCTTGTGGCCAGCCTTCCGCGCCTCAATGCGCTTGAGTAACGTGGCCAATTCGCCGACCAGCTGAATGCGCAGCGGCTGCTTGGTCTTTTCCTGTGTAACGATCAGATGGCCGTCGACCATGTCGTGCACGGTCATTTTCAGTGCATCTGCTGGTCGCTGGCCAGTCAGGTACGCCAGATCCATTGCATCCTGCAACGGTGCACTCGCGCTGGCCCAAACAGCCTTGTACACCACATCGCTGATGTACACAGTCCGCTTCTTCAACGAGTAGCCTTGGATACCTCCACAAGGGTTTGGCAGATCTGTGTAGCCCCAGCCGCGCGCGTGGTTCCACATTGTCGAGAACACGCGCTTGCATCGGTTAGCAGTGGTCGGCTTGTCCGCGTGGTCTTCCAAAAAATTCTTGATGTGCATTGGTTTGATCTGACTAAGCGGCGCGTTTGAGAACGATTCCAGCAGATGCTTGATGTCTGACCTGTACATTCGTGCCGAGCTGGCCGCCAGCTTCGGAACGACATCGACCAGGTAGCGCTTTTCGAGATCTGCAAACGTCGCGCCTGCGGTCGGTGCCACGACAATGTTTAGCTCCGCGTACTTCTTCAAGGCCAGAATATAGTCATCACCGAGCGCGACTTCCTTTCGCTTCCCGTCGGGTCCCTTCTGGTACATGTAGAAGTAAACCTTGCCACTGCGCTGCACACGGGGATGCATGTGCGGTGGCATGTTTAAATTACGCGTGTTTTTTCTGCCCATCATTCCGCCTTGGCATTACCCATTTATTCTCGAGAGGTGCTTCCCTACGGCCTTCTACAGCAGCGATAGTGACAACCGGCTCCCCAATTGCATTCACCCAAAACGGCAGGCCCATTGTTCGCAAAGCATCGATCTGCTTTGTCTTCCGCCGACGGCCCGTTAGTCTAACGACTGCGTCAGTTGTCAGGAACGTATCCATTTTTCGTGTCCTTATTTGCGGTCGCAGGATTGTCCCATCGCTTGATGGACATCGATCGCGACGTTTCTTCCGAGTGGCTTACCACATTCGCATTTGACTGCAGCACTCGCGTGCATCTCCTCATTGGTCACGACGCTGGCGGAGGTAGGGGGCATGTAGTTGTGTCGGAGCAGTGCAGCCCGATACTGCGCCACCGTCTGGAACCCTGCGACGTACGCGTCATCTGCGATCAGCGCGCGCAGCGACTGCTGCGGCGTGTTGGTTGATTGTTTCGTCATGCTGTCTTCCCTTCTTGGGCTGCGTGTTGAATTTGAATCTGGCTGCTGTCGATGGCGCCCGGCTTGCCGGCCAGGTAGACCGTCATCGAGATGCGCCCGCCGTCGCGATTCGCGGTGAGGCACGTGATGAACTGGTTCAAACCTTGGTAGACCACTGGTCGGCAGCAGTGCATCGACTTGAGCAGGAGCAGGTGATGCCGGTACGCCTCGACATCGTTCGGCTCATCTTGGTTATTCGGTACCGGGCCAGTCACGCTGCCTCCTTTACTTGCACAGCGGCGGCTCGCACGCACGTGGCGCACGCGCCGTACTGCGTCAGCTGCTTTGCCGTGACGACCTTGCCGCACGCGCACCGGCGGCGGCGCAGCGAGACAGGTGGTGTCGCTGCCGTGCGCTCGCGGTATAGGTCGGAGCTGATCCGGCTCGGGGTTCCCCAGCTGCTCATACGTTTATTTCTCATTCGTTGGTTGGGCCTCGGCTACGCTGAAGAACGTCTCCACCTCTGCCACTGCCTTGTTGAACCGCTGCACCGCCAGGCGATGCAGCGCCGCGTCGATATCGGCGATGTTCTGGCGTAGCGACTTGGCCTCCTCGGACTCCACGGTGAGGTGGCGCGATTGCTCATAGCGATCACAGATCGCGTTCATGACATTGGTGCCGCGATCGAGCAGTGCAGGGGCCATGCCGGCGCGATTGAGCGAGGCCAGCATCTTTGACAGCGTGTTGTAGGCGTCGATGCTCGGGTGCTCGATCAGCGACTCGCCCGCCATGCGGATCTGCAGGGCCAGCCGGTCGCGCGTCTCGGTGACCATCGGCACGTTGGCTTTGGGTTGGAAAACGACAGGACGGTGGTAGCGGGGCATGGCGGGCTCGCGCTTACGGTTTGCCGATGAGGACGGTGAAGCCGTTCTCGCGAGCGTGGTTGACGTATGCCTGGAAGGCATCCTCGATCGCGTTCTCGGCGCGTTCCAGCTCGTACCAGAACTTGAGCTTGCCGCCGCCCAGGCGATACTTGAGGCGCGCACGGACCTTGTAGCCGTCACCGTTCTTGAACAAGCGCAGGCCGATGGTGAACTCACGCGGAATCTCGATCATCCCGGTGCCGGCCCGGGCGTCGACGGTCTCGCTGTAGGCGAACTGGATCTGGCCGTTGTCGAGGCGCTTGTGGCTGCTGAAGTTCACTTCCGTCTTGGCCTGGAGCGTGAGCGCGATCTGCAGCAGCTGTTCGCCGGATGGCTCGACTACGTCGGCGATGTTGTCTTCGAGGAAAATGGCGAAGTCTTCCTGCTCCATCGGCTTCTTGTTGAACTGCATCCAGGTGGTGAACTCGCGGCTGAGTTCGGCCTTGTAGACCGCACGGTGATCGCGCCAGCCACTGGCCCGTTGCGACTTCACGTGCTCATTGAGTACGGCAGTAAGCGTGCGGCTGTCCGGGTCCGCGTAGATGTACGTGTCGACGGGCGAACCCTGATCGGCGACGTAGACATTGAAGCTGGCCAGATCGCCCAAGTGCACCGCGCCTTTTTTGCGTATAGGTGCTGCCCCGGCCTGTTCGATGGCTGCGGTCAGGTCGATGTGTCTGTAGCCATCCGGGACGATCAAGTGCGTCGTACCATTGATCTCCTGGATGGCGGTTGCTGCGTCCTGCATCGCGCCGATCTTGGCGATCGCAGCGGCGAGGCCGTCGTTGTTAATTTCGGTATTCACGTTGAGGCTTCCTTAAAGGTCAGTGGGGTAGGGGTGGCGGCATCGCGCAGCTCCAGTGCGTGCTGGCGAGGGTGGTTGCGCGACAGGTCGTTGTCGTCGGTCAGCCAGAAGAAGTCCCCGCCGCGCTCTGGTTTTGGCAGGTTGACGGTGATGGCGTCGGTGACGGTCACCTTGTCCACGTCCTGACCACGGCCCGCCGGCTTGATCTTGATCTTCAAGGTCATGTCGCCGCCCTTGCCGGTGTCCTTGACCTTGGCCAGCAGCTCGGCCAGCTGCGCCGTCAGCTCGGTGTGGGCGCGGCCATCGCGCAGGTCTTGAAGGAAGATGGCGAATGCCTTCGTGCTCATGCCGCCTCCACGTGCTGCAGGTCATTGAGCGGGACGCGCCATGGCGTGCCGTCGAGGGTGCCAGTGACGCGCACGAAGGCGATGCGTGCGCCGTTGCCGATGTCCGTGAGAATCTCGGCGACGGTGCCTTGCTGCGGGCCGACTTCGCTGTCGAACTTGACAGGCGAGCCGGGGCCAATGGTCTTGCGATTCATGGTGGTCCTTTAAGTGGTGGTGGAATGGGTTGCGGCGGCTGCGAGCACCGACAGAAGATCGTTGTTGTGTTCTGCCGTCGCGGGCACTTCGAAAATGATGGCGAAGCCTTGTGCTACGCCTGGCGGCTGGGCCCCTGGATAGGCCGTCATCGCGCTGTTGGCAACAAGCCAGGCCAGCATCTGTTTGTCAGTCACCTTGGCAGTGCCGGCCAGCGCCTTCGGCGTGACCTTGTCCTTGCCTTCAGCCTTAGCGCGCTCGACCCGGTCGCGAATGACAGCTCCGGCGCGGGCGCCGTGCTTCTTGACCATCTTGAGAGCAGCCGTGCCCGAAAGCTGGCCAGCATTCACCGCCTGGTGCACGTCGCTGTCTGCCTCGGCCAACTGGATCATGTCCTTGACGTGCTGAACGGACTTGCCGCGACGGTTCGCGATCTGCGGTTCGGTCCAGCCGAACCCAAGCAGCTTGCGGTACTGGACGCCGAGCTGTAGCGGCGTGAGCGCCAGGCCGGATGCGCTATTGAGCATGTGCGCGACGCGGTCGGCGTCGTTGCCACGGAAGTGGCGACAGTCGAGCGCCTTAATCTCGAAGCCCTCGGCGATCGCCTTGAGCGCAGCAGCGTGGCGGTGGTGGCCGTCAACGATCAGGATGTGCCCGTCGTCGACGCGCACCTCAAGCGGCGGGAACGTGGCGCCGTTGCGCATGGCCAGCGACATCTCCGCTACGTGGTCCGGGTTCAGCGGGCGGGCATTGAAGCCTTCCTCGATCTCCAGGAGGTGTGGGGCGACGGCAAACGAGGTCACCTTGGACACGTCGTCGCCGTGAATCTTCTTCTCGGCGGCGACCTTGAGCGAAACGAAGGCGTTGTTCGGGAGCTGGCTGTTCGGTGTTGTCATCTGGTGGTCAATCGTGGTCGTTGGCCTGCAGCTTCTTCACATCGATCCGCGCGCGGCGCTGCATGTGCCGGCGGGCGAGAGCCTCCAAGATGATCTTGAGGGCCGGGTGTTCCAGCATCTGGTCCAGTCGCGCGTCCGTATGAAGCGCGCGGTGCGCAATTTCAAGAGACGCTCGGTCGGGCGAGATGCGTTGCATGGTCAGCTCCGAGGCATGCGATGGTGGCGTGCCAGACGCGCAGCCAGGACGCGTGGCTTCCCGAGGAAGCGGTAGTAACGGTAGAGGCACAGGAAGCCCATGGCTACCCCCAAAACCGCGCTGGAGCGGGCATCGGAATCGGATTGAGTACGGGTGCAGCGCACTGCTGCGGCTGAGGCGGCATGTCGAGCAAGCCCCAGATCATCGCGTCGAGCTCGTGGTCACCGAGCGACTCCATGCTGCCCGACAGGCGTGCAACGAACGACGCGGCGCGCATATCGGCGTCAGTAGGCGCGTCTTCACTGGCCCGCGCAACGCAGGTAGCAATGGCCGTGCGAAGGCTGGCGACGGTAATCATCAGCCTGCCTTGGTCATGACGGTGATGCCGCAAGGGACGTCCGCAAACTTAGTTGCAGCGTCTTCGAAGGCGTCAGCTGACGATGCGGCAATCGCACTGAACACATGCGCGGTGCCGGCGGTACGGACGGTGACTTGGTAGGTGTTCATGTGCGCTCCCTGTAGAAGAGAACGCATTATTACATACGTATTTTAATAGCTCAATACATTAGTAATAAAATTGGGCGAAAAAAAAGCCGCATCAGTGCGGCTTGTTTTGGTCAGGTCAGAGAGTTGTCTCGTTTTACTTTGGCTTCAGTGCAAACATCATCGATCAGTGCGCGGATGTGTTGTTTCTTCGGAAGCTGCCGAGCGAACACGACGCCCTGACGGTCCCTCATTTCAAGGTAGCGGACCTTGCAATTTACGACTGCTGTGTACGGTGTTCGATCTGCACCTTTCGGGCCCCCTGTGAAGAGCGGGAATGACCGCAAGTCGGCATTCGCACGCACTTCAGAGGGAAGATAGCAAAAGTGCTTCCGGGTGTTGGGCTCTTCGCGGCACGATAACGTTGCTGCGATGGCGGGAACCGTGACCGAGACAGCTATAAGAGATAGCGACTTGAGAAATAGTTTCATCAAATTTGGTCAGTCTCTCTGCGAACTACTTTCCCTACGACAATGCATTCCTTGCCACGGCAGAGGCGACGGGTATATTTCGGCAACGGATTGTCAGAGCTGAGATACCACTGCCCACCTTCACGAATCAGCCTCTTTATTACTGGCTCTCCCTCGTAGTTGACCGCGTAGACCTCACCATTTACCAGTGAAGTGTCGGCTGTATTCACGATCACCAAGTCGCCGGCAACTAGGTTGGGTTCCATGCTCTCACCCTTGATTTCAATCGCCAAGAGGTTCCTCGGGTTAAGGTTCTTTTTTTCCAGCCAACGGGTGGGCACATCCCACATCCCTCCGTCCTGGTCGTCCAGCTCAACTTGGAACCCGGTAACTCCAGCGGACAACTTGATATTCGCTACCTTTGGAATCCTTGTGCGAGATGGATGATCCGGACCATTCGCTGGGATGGGCAGTGCTCCAGGCAAAAAGACGGCTGACGCTGTGTCTGGCTGTTCATCGTTGAACGGCGCGCCCCTCCCATCTGCAAGCCAATCTGGCGCCACCCCTAACGCCATGGCGAGCTTAGTGAGACTTCTTGAAGTCTTTGTCCGTCCCGACTCAAGGTGCGCAATGCTCCCTTGGGTTACACCCGTCTTGGTGGCCAGATCTTGTTGAGTGAAATCAGACCCGTCACGTGCGGATTTTTGAGCACGAGCCCAGATTAGACGTTCTTGCAAAGTTTTCATATAACGATTGTAATGAACAACATCATTACAAAGGTATTGAAGATGCTCAATACGTATGTAATAATGAGGCATGGACATCCAAAAAATCACTGCCGATCTCATAGCGACTGGGTTGACTCAAGAGGCGCTGGCCGCGCTAGTCAAGTGCAGCCAGCCCACCATCAGCCACTTTCTAAAAGGAAGCCGAGGATCACGTCCTTCGCTTCTGATCGGAAATCGCTTGCTTGAACTTCATCAAGAGCGAGTGGTGACGGTAGGCGGTACGGATCGCATCCGACGTAAGGATGACCAACTTTCTTCGCCCAGCGTGACGTAAGGGAAGTACCACAATCACCGATGAGCTAGTTTTCGCGCGCCTTCGATGGGTCCGAGTTGGCTTTTTTGTGTTCAAAAGATTGCACATAGGAAATAGTATTTTGGAAATGATTCTGAATACTAAGCCGCTTGCTCGAAAAGCAATACCCAAGAATCGGAAGGAAACACTATGGAACTCTTGCCGTCTTATCAAGAAATGATCAAGGTGCACGGCTGGACCGGAACTGCAGCGACTCTTGGCATGACTAGGTCGCAGCTAGAGGCGCGTGTCTATGAGGTCAAAGGCTCAGGCATGCGCGTCGACACCGCGTTGCTCATCCAGGCACATGCTGGCACTACACACTTTGCCCAAGCGATCGCAGCCGCAAGCGGCGGCGTATTTGTCGAGCTTCCGACTGGAGACGGTGCGACTAGCGAGGGCCTGCATGACAAGTTCCACGAGTTGTATACCGAGCTGGGTCGCTTGTCTGGCACCTATACCCATGCGATCAAAGACGGTGAGATCGACCGACGCGAGCGGTCTGAGCTCGAGGACATTTCGCAGCAGATGCACAAGACCATGAAAGAGCTGATGGGCTTGATGTTCCAAGTTTATTGCCGCCCGACCGTGGCTGGCGTTTCACCGAATCAATCCAATGACAGCTGATCAGCAACCGCCTGGGCCAGTCGCCCCGGTTCAGTGGGATGCATGCGACGACCAGCCGGTCGAGCGCACCCCGGAAGAAAAGGCGCGCATCCTCGCGCGCCTGCAATGCATGCTCGCCCAGCTTCGCGCATCGAACGGAGGCGACCATGGCAACACTTGACCAGGTCATCGCCCAGATGAAAAACGAGGGTCTGCCTGCGCTCCCTGATGGCCACCCTGTGCTCAACGGGAAGATCACGCGCTTCGGTCCGAAGAAGAAGGCTTGGTATGTTCTGCGCGAACTTGATCTGCGCTCGGGCCGCCGTGTCGTCACTGGTGCTTTTGGCGTATGGCAGGGCGAAAGTCAGAACTCGATTGCAGTTACGATGGACTGGGAGGGTGTCAGTCCCGAAGAGCGTGCCGAAGCCGAGCGCAAGCAGGCTGACGTCGAGCGCGCAGAGGCTGAGCGCAAGCAGCGTAAATCCGAGATGGCTGCCAGCCGGGGGCGCATGGCCTGGGCCGCAGCTGCGGACAGCGATCAGCCTTCGGCCTACCTGGCGCGCAAACGTGTCGGCAGCGAGAAGACCCGCGTCGATGCCGAAGGCGTGCTGCTCGTGCCTGTCTACAAATACAGCGAGGCGGGCGCAACGCTGGCCGGCCTGCAGCGCATCCAGCCGGATGGCGAGAAGCGTTTCAGCGCCGGCATCGATATGGCTGCTGGCTGCTGCCTGCTGGGCAAGACCACGGAAGCGCCTGCGCTGATCGCGATCGGCGAGGGCTATGCCACCTGCGAAACCGTCCGCATGGCCACCGAGTTCGACATGCCCGTCATGGTGGCGTTCAACGCGGGCAACCTGCTGCCGGTCGCCAAGCGTCTGCGCGCCGACTTCCCCGCCGCCCATCTGCTGTTCCTGGCCGATGATGACATGCGGGTCGTCGCGCGTCTGGCTGAGTTCCTGCGCGATGACTTCGGTGTCGAGTGGGTGCCCGTCATTGACGGAGCGGACCACGAGCTCGCGTCCGCCAAGGGCGATATCGTGAGCGTGCGCGCGACGTGGCGTGAAGACGCTACCGGCACGCCCTACGTCGAGGCCGACCTGCGCGCGGGCCGCATGGTGCGCCTGCTCAAGTTCGCGAACGCTGGCGTGTCGCGGTCGCGCGCCGCTGCCCGCATCGTCGGCAATGCCTCGGTGGTCGTGCCGTCGTTCGCAGCGCGTGCAGCCGACAGCAAGGATTCTGACTTCAATGACCTGTACCTGGCCGAATCTCTCGATGTCGTGCGCGACCAGGTGCGGGCCGCGCGCTCACTCGCCTTCACGATGACCCCGGCCCCGGCCCCGACGCCGGGCCCCACAGACGATGAGCCGCCGGCATACCTGGACGACGTACCGATGCCCGACGCGCCCGCTGCTGAGGCGCCCGTCGATGTGGAAAGCGCTGTTCGAGTGCCGACGATTGAGGTGCTGCGTGCACACTGCAGTTTGATTTACGGCAGCACGGACGTATGGGACAGCCTCAGGGAACAACGCCTTAAAAAATCGGCCTTTATCGCATGGGTAGGAAAAGAACTGGCAGCGGAGTGGGCCGGCCCTGGTCGACGCACCATAACCCGCGAATCCCTGCCCACCCTCGTTGGTGGCAAGGCAGTTGGTGGCGCAGGCGGCGGCAAGCTGGGCGAGATGCTCGACAACCTCACGCTCCTGCGCGGCACCGAAACAGTGTGGGATGGTATCGGCCAACAGGTCATGTCGCTGGGGGCTGTGCGCGCCGACTATACCGCCGAGCTCACCGGCAAATGGCAGGAGCATGCCCTGCGCAAAACGATCGAGGCGCGCAACCTGGTGTTCGATCCGACGCAGCAGGCCGACCCGGTTAGCCACGTCAACATCTTCCTCGGCTGGCCGCTCAGGCCAAAGCAAAACGATGCGCTCGTCGGCCCGATCCTCGCGCTCCTGGCCTCGCTGTGCGATGCAGAGGACAGGGCCGACGAGGCCATGGAATGGATTCTGCGCTGGCTTGCGTACCCGCTGCAGCACCCGGGCGCCAAGATGCAGACCGCGTTGCTGATGTTCGGCGAGAAGCAAGGCACCGGCAAGTCGCTGTTCTTCCAAGACGTGATGCAGCCGATCTATGGCGACTACGGCACGGTGGCCAGTCAGCACCAGTTGGAGTCGAGCTTCACTGCCTGGCGCAGCCGAAAGCTGTTCGTGCTGTTCGAGGAGGTGCTGTCGCGCGACGACAAGTACTCCCACAACGGCACGCTCAAGTACATGATCACCGGCAAGACCACCTCGATCAACGAGAAGAACCTGCCGCTGCGCGACGAGCGCAACCACATGAATGCGACGTTCCTCTCGAACGAGCCGCAGCCGATCCCGATCGAGCTGGAAGACCGGCGCTTCATGGTCATCGAGGCGCGGCGTAAGCAGGACCCAGCGTTCTATGCCGACGTGCAGCGTTCCATCGCAGCCGGTGGCATCCAGGCGTTCTATCACTTCCTGCTGAACCTGCCGCTCGACGGCTTCAACGAGCACACCAAGCCGCCGATGACGCTGGCCAAGGAGCGCGTGATCGAGTTCGGCTTGGCCGGATGGATGTCGTTCCACCGTGCTTGGAAGGACGGCCACTTGGACGCGCCGTACACGTCATGCCTCTCCGAGGACCTGTACATCATCTACAAGCGGTGGTGTGACAAGAGCGGGGAGAAGCCGCTGACGCTATGCAAATTCGCCGGCCTGATCGGTAGTCGCGAGACCAAGTCGAAGAAAAGCGTCGCGGTCGACAGCAAGCACAAGAAGACCCGAATGGTGTTCGTGGTGGACAACCCCGATTTCCCGGACCCATTGGACGAGCAGATCGCCAAGTTTAGAAAGCTCGGCGACGTTCGTGCGGACCGGACATTGCAGGGTTGAGCAGGGTAGGGAACAAACCCTGCAAGCCGGAGAGCCAGTCTCCATGCGGGTTTCAGCAGGGTATGCAGGGTTTTCCGGGTTTAGCGCACGTAGGTGCGAAACGATCGTTGATATGCCGATGTGTTTTTTTTGATGCTCACATCTAAAACGACCCTGCAACCCTACATACCCTGCCAAGAGTCAGTATCCATGCGGGTTCCAGACTTGCAGGGTTTGAATAACAGGCTGCAAAGCCGGAAAAAGGAGTGAAACGATGCGAATGAATCTGCGAACCGACTTCCCGGCTGTGGCCGCACGGATCGAGGAGCTGGGCCGACGCGGTCCGATCGTGGCTGCCATCGCGCTGACCCGCACGGCCAAGGACGTGCAGGCCGCGATCAAGGCAGAGATGAGCTCGGTATTCGATCGTCCAACACCGTACGCGCTCAACGGTACGTTCCTCAAGCCTGCCACCAAGACCAGCCTCGAGGCCCGCGTCTGGGTCAAGGACAACCCGTTCGGCAAAGGCACGCCGGCTGACCGCTTCCTCGGTCCGCAAATCTTCGGCGGCAACCGTGGCCTCAAGGGCATGGAACGCCTGCTGCAGGCCAACGGCATGATGCCGCAGGGCTGGTTCGCCATGCCTGGTGACGGTGCCACGCTCGATGCGAACGGCAACGTGCGCCGCGCTCAGATCACCCAGATGCTGTCGCAGCTGAAGGTGCAGCGCGGATCTGGTCACGAGTCGCGGGCTTCGGGCAGCACGCGGTCGAACCGCACCATCGCGCGCCAGGGCGTGACGTACTTCGTCCTGCCGAACGGTAACCGTGGCCTGCCACCAGGCGTGTACATCAAGCGCCGCTTCGCGCATGGCACGGCGATCAAGCCGATGTTCGTGTTCGTGCAGCAGGCGCAATACAAGACGCGCCTCCGCTTTCACGAGATCGGCCAGGCCACCGTCGAAGCCAAGTTTGCTACGCACTTTGATGCTGAATTTAATCGCCCGCGTCCGGGCTCAACCTGACACCCCCGGGGTTAGGTTCTTCCTGGAGCAGGGCTAGTAAGGGTAATTCAGGCCACGTCATCGCACTAGCAGAACCCAAAAACATTTCCTGACAATTGACCTTACAACGAAAAAATATGACGCAAAACCTGACAACCGTCGCCGAGTGGGCAAAGCTGCAAGGCATCTCGCGCCAGTCCGCATACGACGCGGTGACCAGGTGCAGCATCCCGGTGGCCGATGGGAAGGTCGACCCGGAGTACGCAACGCACCTCTACAAAAAACACACCCGCCCGCGCGCGAACGGCCAACGCCCTGACTCCATGGCAAGTGGGGCGCAGCCCAACACCTCGGCGGGTACGGGAGGTCCGGAGTCTGTGGCCAAGGTCCCGGGGTACGACAGCAGCCGTGCGCGCCGGGAGGCAGCGGAGGCAGCAGCTGCCGAGATCAAGCTGGCCGAGATGTCGGGTCGGTTTTTGCTCAAGGACGACGTGGATTCGGCTGTGTTCGAAGCGGCTCGCTCGCTGCGCGACGGTCTTCTGAACTGCGCCCGTCGCATCGCTGCTGACGTGGCGCCGTTGCGTACCGCCGAGGAGTGCGAGGAAGTGATCGAGCGCGAGCACCGCATCCTGCTCGAAAGCTTGGCGCACGCATTTAACGAGCGTCTCGACGTCCAGCTCGAGGAGCACGCCGGATGATTGGCCTCGCATCAGCTGCCATCATCGTGCGCCCGGCGATCGCGCGCGGGCTGCAGCCTGACCCGAACATGACGGTTGACGAATGGTCGGACCTGCACATGGTGATCCCGAAAGAGTCGGGCGCCAACGAGGCGGGTAAGTACCGGACCGACCGCACGCCGCATGCGCGCGAGGTGATGCGCGCGCTGTCTGACAAGCATTGGTGCAAGACCGTCGCCCTGATGGGCGCATCGCAGATGCTCAAAACTCAGGTCGGCCTGAACTGGTTCTGCTCCACGGTGCACCAGTCGCCGGCCAACTTCCTGTGGATTCTGCCAACCGGCAAGCTGGCTAAGCGTACCAGCGCGCGCGTGAGCAAGACCATCGCCGCCGTGCCCGAGGTGCGCGATCGCGTTGCTACGCCGCGCTCGCGCGATGCCGTCAATACACTCGACACGAAGGAATACATTGGCGGCTCGCTGCACATTGTTACTGCCGGCGCTGCCGCCAACCTGTCCGAGATCCCGGCCCGCCGCGTACTGTTCGATGAGGTCGACCGCGCCAACGCCAACGTGAACGGTGAGGGTGACCCGGTCCAGCTGGCGAAGGCGCGCCAGACGTCGTTCGAGCGCAATCGCAAGAGCTACTTTCCCAGCTCGCCGACGATCACCGGTCAGTCCATCATCGAGAATCTGTACCTGCAGGGCACGCGCCAGGAGGCGCTGGCCGACTGCGTGCACTGTGGCCACGAGCAGCCACTGGTGTTCGAGCGCCTGGATGAGGACGACGCCGGCCAAGCGATATACCCGTGCAGCGCGTGTGGAACGGTCATGTACGAAACCGACAAGAACCGCATGTTCGCTCGCGGCGCTTGGTCTGCCGGTGTACCCGGTGATGGGGAGACGGTCAGTTTCACGATCAGCGCGATGTTCGCGCCGTACGGCTGGCTCACCTGGATTGCCCTGCTGCGCGAGTACCGCGCTGCCCGGGCCAAGCTGGATGAGGGCAGCGAAGAGCTGATGATCGTGTTCTACAACACGCGCTTGGCGCGGTGCTGGGAGCGCAAAAAGGAACAAACCAAGGCTACGGAACTCAAGGCCCGGGCTGGCGGCTACAAGCTGGGCACGGTGCCGATGAAGGGTCTGATCCTGACCGCCTCTGTCGACACGCAGCCCGACCGCCTTGAGCTCAAGGTCGTGGCCTGGGGCGAAGGCATGGAGGATTGGATCGTTGATTACCAGGTGGTGTCGGGGTCGCCGACAGAGCAGGCAACGTGGGACTCGCTCGATGCGTTGCTGCTGGGCCGGTACCAGCACGCCAGCGGGCGCATGCTTGGCATCTCAGCCACCTTCATTGACTCTGGCGGCGCCAATACACAGGACGTCTACAACTTCACGCGCACGCGCCAGCACCGCCACATCTATGCGATCAAGGGCGCTTCGACCTACAACAAGCCGATCCTGTCGGCCAAGCCGACGCTGGTCGACGTGAACTGGATGGGCAAGGTAATGCCGCACGGCGCCAAGCTGTGGCTGATCGGTACCGACACGGCCAAGGATTACCTGGCCAGCCGCTACCACCTGGCCGACGGCCCTGGCGCAACCCACTTCCCGGACGGCCTGCCAGATGATTACTACGACCAGCTGACCGCCGAGTACAGCATCACCGTCTACAAGCGCGGCCGCAAAGTCACCGTGTGGGAGAAGAAGAAGAGCGCCCGCAACGAGGCTGGTGACTTGATGGTCTACAACCTGGCCGTTGCACAGTACCTCGGCCTGCACAAAAAGACTCCCCACCAGTGGCAGCTGGTGCGCGAGAAGGTCAACCCTGTCACGTCCGACCTGTTCCACGATGCTGACCCGGTCGATCAGCTCGCCCCGGATGGGGACCAGCCCGCTATCGCAATCACGCCACTACCCACTACAACAGCGCAACCAGCAAACGCACCATGGAAACCGAAACCGCCCTCGACCCCATTACCCCACCAGCGCCGGCCAGTCGGGAGGCAGTGGTGACCGCTGCTCTGCTTGACAACGCAGACCTGATCGACACGATCTTCGATTTCATCGAGCGAGAATTCCCAGAGATGCGCAACCGTGCGCCTGCGCTGAAGCAGCTCGCGCGTCGTGAGTTTGCTGGCATCCTGACCTACATCCCCCGGCGATCACAGTCCGAACGGGACCGCATCGCTTCCGAGGTCGCTGTCCTATTCACCGGGCGTAATGTGGCTGAGGTTGCGCGGAAACTCGGCATCAGCACGGCGTCGGTGTACCGAATCATCAAGAAGCCCGGCAGAAAAAAATAATTCTCAAGTTTTAAAGAATCAAAACAGCTATGTCGCTACCGTGGGCGGCATGGCTATCTCCCAATCAGACATTGACGCACTCGACGCCGCGATCGTATCCGGCGCGCTCTCGGTTGAATTCGACGGGCGGCGCATTACCTACCAGAACACGGCGCAGCTAATCGCTGCCCGGGGACATGCGGTGCAGGTCCTTAGCGGTAGTCTCCGGCGCACCGTTCCTTATATCTTTGGCTACCGCTTCACAACGAGTCGGGGCGACTGATGGCGAACTTTATCGATCGCGTCATCGGCTTCGTCAGCCCGCAAGCCGGCATCGCGCGCCACTTTGCGCGCCGCCAACTGCAGCGCGCGTACGAAGCTGCCAGCCCACGCGATACCTGGCGCCCACGCCGGGCTGGCGCGAGCGCGAACGCCGATCACCAGGCCGATGCCAAAGCGCTGCGCAGCAAAGCGCGCGCTTTGGTGCAAAACGTTCCGTACATTTGGGCTGGCATGGATGGCCTGGCAGTGGCGACAGTCGGCGCGGGCATCATCCCGCGTGCGACTGGACTCGAGAAAGAAAAGATCAACGAGCTGCTCACTGCCTGGTTCAAGGTGTGCGATGCCGATGGGCGCTTTGACTTCTTTGGATTCGTGAAAGCCGCCTACGTGGCCATGGAGCAGGATGGTGAAGTGCTGGTGCGCATGCGCACGCGCAGCGCTAGTTCGCGCATGGCTGTGCCGCTCCAACTACAGCTGCTTGAAATCGACTGGCTCGACAGTGCCCGGGCGGGCACACTCAACGGCAATTCGATTATCAACGGCATCGAGTACGACTTGCTCGGGGCAGTGGCCGCGTACTACCTGTGGGACCAGCATCCCGGCGATGTCGCCGCTGTACGTGGTCGGTCGCAGAGTCAGCGCGTTCCGGCGAACCAGATCATCCACCTTTTCAATCCGGACCGCCCGGGGCAGGGTAGGGGCTTCACGAGGCTGGCACCAGTGATCGCACGCGTGCGCGACCTGCAGCTGTATGAAGACGCCGAGATGTCGCGTAAGAATCTGGAATCTCGGTTGTCGGTGCTGGCCAGTGGCGATATCAGCGGCGCGGAGAACCCGGCCAGCATGGGCAACGCAGGTGAGGGCCAGTCAAGCAACCATCACGACCTAGGCGAGCTGGGCGGCGGCAACATCGTCGGCATGCCGCCAGGGATGAACTTCACGGTCATTGAACCGAAGGCCGCGCCAGGCTACGTCGAGTACGTCAAGTTTCAGCTACACCTGATCGCCGCCGGCATCGGTGTGCCGTATCACTTGCTTACCGGTGATATGAACGAGGTTAACTTCAGCAGCGCCCGGGTGCGGCTGTTGGACTTCCGGCGCGCTGTCACCCAGATGCAGTGGCTGACCCTGATTCCAAAGCTGCTGGTGCCCATCCATGATGCATTCGTTGAGCATGCGTACTTGGCTGGCCAGATCAAGTCGCGCGACAAGGCGGTCGACTTTAGCCCACCGAAGTGGGATTACGTGAACCCTGAGGCGGATGTGAAAGCCGACCTTGCCGAGATCAGTGGTGGCCTGTCGAGCTTCAGCGAAAAGCTGCGGCAGCGCGGCTACGACCCGGAGGTCGTATACACCGAGCTCGCGAAGGACATCGCCAGGCTGAAGGAATTGGGCATTCTCGAAACGATGCTGTTCATGCAGCGTGGGAATATGCCGACGCCGCCCGCCGAAAGTACTGCCAAATGACTCACCTGCATATGACCACGGCCGTCTCTAACATTCGCGTCTATGACGCGCCGGGCGGCTACGAGGCGCGTCGAGCGTACCTAGGAATCATCACGGTGAGCCACCTAACCGACACCACCGTGTACGTGCACGGTGCCGTCGGACAGATCGATCGTGTGACATACGAGTGCGCACTGAACATGCTCAGCGACCTCGGCGTCACCAAGGTGATGTACGAACGCCGCGGGCAAATAAAAACCATCAAGCTATAAGGCACGGAATGATTTTTGCAGGCCGTTTGAAATTAACCGCTGCCGGTACGGGCGCCGCAATTTATAGTCAGGTGTCGTGATGAGTACCGACGTAGTTAACCCCACAATTACAATCGCGCCATCCAAGATGGCAGTCAGCACCGGTTCGCCATATACCGCCAACGACGTCGATGGGGTGGCCACCTACGCCTTCCCGAACGCGCAGGGGCAAATCCATTTCACCGCAGATGCTGCGGTTGTGGGGCAGAAGTATGACGTCTATGTGCTGTGGTCGATGGCCGGCACGCCGGGCCAACCATCGCCTGCATCGGTTAGATTCTACGGTGCCTATGAGCCGTGGACTGAGTCTTCAAAACCTGTCTATGCGAACAAGGTGATTAACCTGGTTCCGCCGCAAGGGTCTGGCATTGTTGAGCGGTCGCAGCTACCATTTTCTTTTACTCGCGAAGATGCGGGCCGGATTTCGCACTTCAAGATTGGCCGCCAGCAGGACTCCGTGGGCGGCACGATGCGCATCCGAGGATTCGAGCTTGTCCCGACGCCTGCGCTGGTTGAAGCGAGCGTCTCGCCTGCCGGCAGCCTGTCGCCGACGAGCTTCAACACGCCGTACTCAGGCACCAAGGTGATCTCGCTGTTGTCGCTGTACACGCCGATCTGGACTACGGCCAACGCGGTCTATGTCGTTGCCCCTGTGACCGTTGGCGGCGTGCAGCAATCGCGTCTGGCGAAGCTGAACAAGAATACGTACGAGATGATTCAGGACGTTCAGCTGACCACCGGCACGCACGACACGACTATCGGGCACCGAGACGGCAGCGTGTGCGTGACGGATGACGGCAAGGTCATCGCTTACGGCGAGGCACACCACACATCCTGGAGGGGCGTGGCATCGTCCAATGAAGACATTTCGGCGCTCGCTGCAACAACCGCGCCTACCGGGCTCGACACGAATTGTTCGTACCGCCGCTTCTTCCGCAACCAGTTCGACGGCAGTATGTGGATGGGCGCGCGCGGCAATGGCTACCTGGCCGGCATCTACAAATGGAACGGCGCCACGTTCGACCGCAAAGGTGCTGATTTCCTCGCTGGTAACGCGGCCTCGTATCTTGGCTCGTATGGTATGGAGATCGCCTTTACGAGCGTCGACACGCTGTACGTCACGACGGAGTTCCTGCAGGGCGACGGACCATTCACGATGTCGGGCTACCCGCGCCAGAACATCAATCTGATCAAGTCGACGGATGGCGGGGCTACGTTCACGACCATGCGCGGCAAGGCGCTGAATTTGCCCCTGGTCAGTGGCACCGACGACAGCGACATCGCGTTCCCGAATAACAACTACAACCACAATTCGAGTGTAGCGCGCATCGGCATTGGCGCTGATGGCCAGCCGCTGCTGGTCGCAAGCTGGCAGCACCCGGACGAAGCTTTCCGCAGCCTGTGGGTAGCCAAGTACAACACCACAACCAACAAGTGGGTGCGCACACGTCTGATGGCGCACAACGGCCTGCAGGACGCGGGCACGCCGCATGTTGCGTATCACAACGGGAAGATCATCGTCACCGCTGCGACAACTGACGACAACGTACCGGCCACGCTGGGCACTGCAAACCAGCTGTACCTTTTTACCACCACCGACTCTGGTGCGACGTGGAAGAAGTACGTGATCACGCACCCGGCGGGCGCGTACAGCGGCGCGTACATAGACCAGGCCGCGCTCCGGCTGGATAATAAACTGCGCTTGTTGCCTGATTTTGAGGCGCAGCCCAATTCGGTTATTTGGGAGATGCCGGTTCCAGGGGGCGACACCACGGCGCCAGCGATGGTCGGCAAGATTACGGTGTCCGCTGTTACCACGTCGGGCGCTACGCTGTCGTGCCCAGCGGCTACAGATGCAGTTGGCGTCGCGGGCTATGAATACAGCATCGACGGCGGCAAAAGCTACAGCCTGATCGCCAATGCCGCCCGGTCGGTGGTGGTTTCTGAACGGCCTGCAAACACCGCGCACTCGGTGCGGATGCGCGCCTTCGACGCCGCTGGCAACCGCGCCACGCCGCTGGAGGAGAGCTTCACCACGTTGGCCGAGCAGCCTGCGCAGAATGCGGTCGTCGCGGCGACCGTTGCTGAGTCCCGCCGGGTCGCGTTCCCGGGCGGAACCCGCGTGGTAGCGTTTGGCACTGTGCCGGGTGCGGCCACGCCGAATGCCCCGTACTTGGAAGCGGGGCGGTGGTGGAGCGAAAAACACCCGCTTGATGAGCGCTATTGGGTGGCCGACATCACGATAGACCTGGACGAGCGCGCCACCACCGCTACGTCGGTGGAACGGATCGTGGCCGGCGTCACAGTGCTCGAGGAGCCCATTATCCAGGGCAAGCTAATCGCGGTGAAACTGGGCGGGTTTAATGCCGCGACCGGTGCAATTAACTACTGTACCTTCCGCGTTACGTGCGCGAACGGCGAGCGGTTCGACCGCACGATCTGGTTCAAGCAACCGGTTGGGGCATGGTGGATCAATAAAGATGCCGACGACCAAAGCTACTACGTGGCCGACATCGGTAATGACCTGATCGACAGCGATACAACTGCTACAACCGTGAAGGCATTTCCGGTCGGTGTAGTTGAACTTGTGCCGGCCGAAATTCAGGGCTCTTTGATACTGGTGAAATTGGGTGGGATGGACTCGCTGCCGGCTGGGGTCAACTACTGTGACTTCCGCATCGACTGCGCCAACGGCGAACGCTTCTACCGGAGCATGCAATTTAATAGGGTTGATAACTGATGATCGATGCTTCCAAATTTCCGAGGATGCCGGTAGTACCCGTCGCCGATGTTGGCCAACCACCACCCGACCGGATCGAGGTCATAGCGGTTGAGCGGGAGAAAACTAAGTTGGGCTCCCTGGGCAGTGCGCAGAATGGTGGTCTGGCACCGAAGACAATGGCTCTCCAGGACGGTCGCTATTACGTTGTCACCGCTGGCAAGTAGCTGGTTAGAAATTCTTCTCAGCTTTTAAAGAGTTGAGAATCGGAAATCCGCATCATGCGGATATGACGACGCCAACCACTCAGCCGAACGCTACCCGCTCCGCTACCGATCCCCGGAACATGCCGCCGCTCTCGCGCGGTGCGGAGCTCGTCCCATCCACGTTTAACGAAGCCGACAACACGATTGACGTTGTCTGGACGACTGGCGCAATGGGCCGTCGCTGGGATTGGTACAACGATACTCAATACGACGAAGAACTGGTCGTTACGCCTGAAGCCGTCGATATGACGCGCTTCGACAAGGGCGTCGTACAGGTTATCGACAACCACGATATCCACGGGGGTCTCAAGTCGATCATTGGTATCGCCATCCGTGGCAGCATCCAGAACGGCGAGGGCAGTGCAACGCTGCGCCTCTCGACCCGCCCCGAGCTGGCCGGCATCATCGGCGACATCCGCGCCGGCATCATTCGCGGGATCAGCTTCACCTACCGCGTTTCCAAGTACGAGATTACCCGCGCCATCGACCGTACCGATGGCATCAACGTGCCGCTGTACCGCGCCGTCGCGTGGGAGCCGTACGAGATCAGTTTCGTGACCGTCCCGTTCGACGCTGGCGCAAGTTCGCGCAGCGCGCCGCAGGACGGTCACCCATGCGAATTCATTACCCGGGCGCCGGCCCTTTCCGCTCCATCCAACCAGGAATACAACATGACCATTGCTACCCAGCCGGGCGCCCAGACTCCAGCGCCTGTCGATCCAACCCGTGCCGCTCCTGCGCCAGCCCCGGCACCAGTGTCGGCACCAGCACCAGCACCAGCACCCGCTGCGCCGGCCGTCACCGACGATGTCGCTTCGCGCGCTGCGCAGGATGCCGCAACTCGCTCGGCTGACATCATCGAGCTGTGCGCCCGCCACGGCGTCACCGGCCTGGCCGCCGGCCTGATCCGTGGTGGCAACTCGGTCGACCAGGCACGCACTGCCGTGCTGGACGAAATGGCCCGCAACTCGACCGCGAGCGGTGGCCACCAGAACACCCGCATCCAGCTGGTGGGCGAC